TAACAAAAGAAAGCTATAGAAGGATACTATTACGCTTTGCTGAATATGTCGATCAACTATCTGGACCACCAACTAGAGATGATGTGAAACGATATCGTGATTTATTAATGAAAAACCATAGTGCAAGAACTGTTCAAAAATACATTGTTGTTGTTAGGTTGTTTTATGCCTGGCTTTATGCAGAAGGCAAAGGTGAAAATATCGCAATAAATATAAAGGGACCACGAATTGAAAATGACTTTAAACGAGAAGCATTAAGTGAAAGTCAAGCTCGTGAATTGCTACGGTATGCAAAAAAAGAATCTGAAAAAAGTATTATTGGTATGAGAAACTTAACTATCATTGCATTAATGCTAACAACAGGTCTTAGAACCATAGAAGTAGAGCGGGCAAACGTCTCTGATATAGAATACTTAAAACAAGGTAATGTTCTTTATGTTAAAGGAAAAGGGCGAGATGAAAAGACAGAATATAATAAACTAGCACCCTTTGTTTATAAATTGATAGAGCAATACTTAATGATGCGATCTGATGAGTATGAACCATTATTTATTAACCATAGTAAAACTAGAAAGACCATCAGAATTCAAACAAGGTCGATTAGTAAAATGGTAAAACAATATTTATTAGGAATTGATATTGATTCTAAAAAGTTTACGGCACACAGTTTAAGACACACTGCTGCAACATTAGCGATGGAAAAAGGTGCAGGGATTGATGAGGCGCAACATATGATGCGACATAAAAACTCAGATACAACCAAAATATATTTACATAGAATCAATCGAAGTAAGGAAAATTATGAAGAACTGATCGGTGAAGATTTATCAAAAGACCTTTTTGATTAGTTCATAGCGGTAAAATTACATCACGAATGAGAGGAAAGCTATGATTCAAGAATTTAATAATGCAGAATATGGAACCGTCCGAGCTACCATCATTGATGAGACACCATATTTCTGCTTAGTAGACATCACACGTCTACTAGGGATATCTAATGCCCAAACATGTCGAAGAGATATTCCGGATATTGACATTAAACGAGTTGAAATCATGAACGGGAAATCTAAAAAGAATCGATTGTTTGTTAAGGCAAAACACATAAGTACATGTATTTTCAAATCTAAAAAAGCAGAAGCTGAGCAAATCAATGACTGGTTGTACGCAACAGTATTACCTAATATGCTTAACTTACTAGAATATAAAGTAGATTCTTTTTCTGATCCAAACAAGCTCATCAAACTTATTGATGAGAATCGCGATTTAAAAGTACGAAACAATGTTCTAGAAACTGACATGAAAATCTTAAAACCAAAAGTACGATATGTTGATAAGTTACTGGGTTCTGCACATTGTGTAGATTTAGATGTAGTGACGAAGGTTATAAAATACCCAGGAATACATAATAGTGATTTGTTTAAAATATTACGTTCAACAAACATCCTAGATGAAAACAATCAACCATATCAAGAGTTTTGTGATCGAAGATATTTTCGTGTGATAGACTCAACAGTAGTAGTCGCAGGTAATATTGTCAATTCACAACGCACGTTTGTCTATAAAAGTGGGTTAGCATTTATCGAACGAATTTTAAAGGAGTATGAAGTGAACTATGACAGAAATAAACGAATATTACACAGTGCCTGAAGTATCAAAAATATTAAGAGTATCACCACAGACAGTATTAAAATACATTAAGAAACAAGAAATCAAAGCATTTCGAATGAGTAATCAATGGCGGATTAACAAACTCAGTTTAGAAACGTTTATTGAACGAAACTCAAACGATAGAATCATAAAAAAAAAATAATGAGTACATGGGGAATAATGCTTGTGAATGCACCTTAGAACAGTGAAACAGATGTCTAAAGCAGTATACAAGCATTATTTGCTATACTCAAAATAAAGAGGTAAAAGCATGGCTAGACCAATAAAAAGAGGGTTGGATTACTTCCCACTGGCTGTCCGTGCTTTTGAGGATGAAAAGCTTGATGATCTACATTACGATTATGGACCAATGGCCCAGCATATTTTTGTCAGAATCTTGATGCTCATTTATGCGAATGGATATTACCTAGAGTTAACAGAAACAAAGCTCGTTAATAAACTGCATAAAGTCCTAGGACCAAAGTGGATTGAACGAACAGAAATTGAACTCGCTGTAAGAGCATGTGTCAATCTTGGATTGTTTGATAAAGACTTATTTGAAGAAGGTGTTATCACATCACCAAAAATCCAGGAGCAGTTCATATTCGCAGCAAAAAGACGTAAGGAAGTAGACATCAGTAAATATTGGTTACTAGATTCCAATACCATGAAGAAGCTTGGAATCCTTTTAAGTATGGATAAAAACAAGGATAAAAATCAAAAGAAACAAGTTAATGTTAACAATAACTCAGTTAATGTAAGCAAAAACTCGATAAATGTTGACAATAATACACAAAGAAAAAGAAAAAGTAAAAGGGATATATTGATAAAAAAAGATAAAAGCATTTATGGGTACCCCAAAATGCACTTTTTAACTCAATTAATTATTGATCGTAAATACATTTCAGAAGTAGATGCGAATATCATGAAATACAATATCTTATTTGAAACAGCAATCTTGGATTATGGGTATGAGAACGTATTAAGTGGTGTAAACTATTTAATTTCATATGCTAAGAACCCTACACCACCTATTGATGATAAATACAGTTTCATGAAAGCTTCTCTTATTACGAACTTAGAACGCTTTAAAAAGCTAGAAGATAAAGGAGGTATCAAGTTTGAAGAATGGTTCAAAAACGGATTTTTACAAGTGGATCGATGATATAAAAAAAGCCTACAGACATAAAGAAGAGTTAGAAGAAAAACTAAAGTTTTATGAATCAAGACTTGTTGGGTATAATGCAGTTACTTATGATCATGTTGGTTCAGGGTCTAAGAAGAATAACGTAGAGAGTAATTTATTGTATGTGATTGACAAGATAGAAAAAGTGAATAAAGACATACAAAGATGTAAATCTATGATTGAGAAATATACAAAATTCAAAGATTCGTTGAACATTCAACAGTCTTACATTATTTCTTCACTGGTTGAAAGCAACTTAACTAAGATTGAAATGGCTAATCATCTATCTATTTCAAGATCTAGAGTTTACGGTGTTATTGATAATCTTGTAAAGGGTTTTATAAAAATCAGTGAAAGTGCAAATAATGATTATTTTTCGAAATCGAATGTAAATTGATAAATTATTATGTTATAATTATGATAATAATGTGTTAAAAAAGGAGGCGTATTATGACTTACGCTGAAAAAATCAAAAAGCTACGAGACGTAATGCTCATATCCCAACAGGAACTCGCTGAAACTTTAGGTGTTTCTATTGTTACTGTGAATAGATGGGAAAATGAGAAGTTTGAACCAACCATTAAAATGAAACGAAAATTACAAGAACTGTTTAACGAATACGGGATAGGAGAGATGGGAAAACATGAATAAACAACAATTAGCAGCTAAGATATGGGAGTCCGCAAACAGAATGCGTTCCAAAATAGACGCAAGTGAATATAAGGATTATATTCTTGGGTTTATGTTTTACAAGTTTTTATCAGATAAAGAACTTAAATTCTTAAAAGACAAAGGATTTACAGAAGAAGATATCAAACAGTTGAATGAAGAAGATGTAGAGACGGTTAAGTTCGTTCAAAATGGTGTTGGATACTTCATGTCTTATAAGAACTTATTTTCAACATGGATTGAAAAAGGTTCTGATTTTGATGTAAGTCATGTTAGAGATGCATTGAGTGCGTTTGATAGATTGATTAGTACAACACATAAGAAGGTTTTTGATCGCATTTTTAATACATTACAAACAGGACTAAGTAGATTAGGTGGATCTACGGGAGAACAAACAAAATCAATTAGAGATTTAATTCACTTACTAGATGAAATTCCAATGAGTGCAAAGCAAGATTATGATGTTCTTGGTTTCATTTACGAATATTTAATCAGTAATTTTGCTGTAAATGCAGGGAAAAAAGCAGGCGAGTTTTATACACCACATGAAGTTTCACTTTTAATGTCTGAGATAGTTGCGGACCATTTAAAGGAAAAAGAAGAAATTAAAATCTATGACCCAACAAGTGGTTCAGGATCATTACTTATAAACATTGGTCGTTCTATTGCAAAGCACATGATTAATGAAAATAAGATTAAGTATTACGCTCAAGAATTAAAAGAAAATACATACAACTTAACAAGAATGAACTTGGTTATGAGAGGAATTTTACCGGATAATATCGTAACGAGAAATGCTGATACTTTAGCAGATGACTGGCCATATTTTGATGAAAGTGACCCAGTGGGAACCTATGATCCATTATATGTTGATTCGGTTGTATCGAATCCACCATATTCTCAAAAATGGGATCGTACAGATAAAGAATCTGATCCAAGATATGCGGATTTTGGATTAGCTCCGAAATCTAAAGCGGATTATGCTTTTTTACTTCATGATCTTTATCATGTTAAACCTAATGGTATCATGACGATAGTGCTTCCTCACGGAGTGTTATTCCGAGGTGGGGAAGAAGCTGAAATCAGAAAAAATCTAATTGAAAAAAATCATGTTGATGCAATTATAGGGTTACCTGCCAATATTTTCTTTGGTACTGGTATTCCAACTATTGTTATGGTTTTAAAACAAAATAGAGAGAACACAGACGTACTGATTGTAGATGCTTCTAAAGGATGCATCAAAGATGGTAACAAAAACAAATTACAAGTATCAGATATTAAGAAAATTGTTGATACTGTTATTCATAGAGAAAATATTGAGAAATATTCAAGAAAAGTGAACCTTGAAGAAATTCGAGAAAATGAATATAACTTAAATATTCCAAGATATGTGGACTCTTCAGAAGAAAGTGAATCGTGGGATCTATATTCTTTGATGCATGGAGGCATTCCCAAAACTGAGTTAGAGAAACTAAATGATTTCTGGCATGAACTTCCTTCACTAAAAGAAGACTTGTTTAATGAAATCGATGCTAAGCATGTTGAGATTGCTGCAGAAAATATCAAACAAACCATAAACAGTAATCGTGATGTATTAAACTACATAGACAAATATAATAAACATGTACATGAACTAAGAGATTTCTTAATTCAACGTTTAATAGAGAATATGACATCTTTACATATTAATAGTGAAGAGCAAGTTATCGGTAAAAAAATCTTTGAAGAGCTCGAAGACTTTAAACTAATTGACAAATATAAGGCGTATCAAGCGTTAGATGATGAGTGGAACTCAACATCAATAGACCTTGAGATTATTCAAACTGAAGGTTTTGAAGCGACTAAAAAAGTAGATCCAAATATGGTGACCAAAAAGAAAAACAATAAGGAAGTGGAAGTTCAAGATGGCTGGGTAGGCAGAATTATACCCTTTGAAATCGCTCAAGAAGTTAAATTAGCTGAACAACTAAATAGTTTAAAATTCAAAGAAGAACGACTTATTGAAATTGAGGCGAAATATCAAGAGTTAATCGAAGAGCTACAGGAAGAAGAAAAAGATGTATTGTTAAATGATGATAATACTTCATTCTTGGTCACAAAAGTGAATGAAGCTTTAGATGATGTCTTTGAAGATGTAGAAACAGATCAAACTATAATCCTTCAAGAATATTATGACTTATTAGAAAATAGAGCGAAAAAGAATGAGAGGGTGGCTTTTATAGAAAGTCAACCAGAATTTGAATGGGATAAAATGGATCCAAATAAAGATGGAACATATGGAAAATCCGCAGTACGCTCATTCATGCAAGAGTTAAAATCTACTATTGTGTTTGAAGAAGATTCTTTTGAGTTTAAGGTTAAACTTGTTCATAGTCTTTTAGAAGAAGAAAAAGAACTCAAAAAAGCAATTAAAAGTGAAACAGTTGAATTACATACTTTAACTAAGGAGACTATCGAAAACTTATCTGATAAAGAAGCAATAGAACTATTGAAAGTGAAATGGATTGATACACTTATTGATTCTTTAGTTAAACTACCAATCAGTGTTTTAAGAACTCTATCAAATGAAATACAAGATTTAAAAGAGAAATATGACGTGACTTTCTCTGATATTTCCAACAAAATTGAAAAAGAACAGAATTCATTACTTGAACTAATTGATGACTTAGAGGCAGATGAGTTTGACATGAAGGGGCTTAGTGAACTTAAGTCACTATTGAGTGGTGATTAATATGGAAGAACAATTAAGAGTGCCTGAATTAAGGTTTAGAGGGTTCAATGAAGAATGGATATCTAAGAAAATTTCTGAAATTTTTAATGTTACCAGAGGATATGTTCTAGCAAGTTCTAAAACATCTCCGAGAAAGACTGATTTATATCCATATCCTGTGTATTCCTCACAAACTCAACGAGATGGACTAATGGGATTTTACCATGAGTATCTTTTTGAAACAGCAATTACTTGGACAACTGATGGAGCTAATGCTGGAACAGTGAATTATCGAAGCGGTAAGTTCTATAGTACAAATGTAAATGGAGTGCTATTATCAGACAAAGGATATGCAAACAAGTGTATTGCGGAGTCGTTAAATCTAGTTGCTTGGAAATACGTGTCTCATGTTGGAAATCCCAAATTAATGAATAATGTAATGAGCGATATTGTTATAAATGTTCCCGCTACTTTAAGAGAGCAAAACAAAATTTCAGAATTCTTATCAAATATTGATTTATTGATTACAAACAGTCAGAAAAAATACAATAAGTTGCAAAACATAAAAAAAGCATTATTAGAAAAAATGTTCCCTAAGAATGGTGAGAATGTTCCTGAAATACGTTTTAAAGGATTCACAGATGATTGGGAACAGCAGGTCTTATCTAATATCTGTTCTATGCATGCAAGAATTGGATGGCAGAATTTAAGAACCTCAGAGTTTTTAGATTCTGGTGACTATTATTTAATCACGGGTACTGATTTTAATGATGGTGAAGTAGATTTAAGTAAATGTCACTTTGTTGAGAGAGAAAGGTATGTCCAAGATTCTAAAATTCAAATTACAAATGGAAACATTTTAGTAACAAAAGATGGAACTCTTGGTAAAGTAGCATTAGTTGAAGGATTAGATAAGCCAGCAACTCTAAACGCGGGTGTATTTAACGTTTCTATAAGAAATAACAATATATATAATAAATATTTATACCAATACTTACGAGCACCCTTTTTAATGAAATATGTAAAAGAACATGCAACGGGTGGGACTATTAAACACTTGAATCAAAATATTCTTGTTAACTTTCCAGTTTTGTTTCCTCGTTTTGAAGAACAAAAAAAGATAGGGGATCTATTTTTTAGATTAGATAAGTTGCTGAGATTACAAAAAACCAAATATGAAAAACTAGTAAATATTAAATCAGCACTACTTGAAAAAATGTTTGTATAGAAAGAAGGGTTGACTATGGCATTTAATGATGAGTTACTATTTGAAAAAGAATTAATATCAGTCTTGTCTCAGTACGGATGGGAAAAAGAAGTTATTAAAAATCCTACAGAAGATTTTTTAATTAAGAACTGGGCCAATATACTCTTTCATAATAACCGCGAGAAGGATAGATTGAATAACCAACCATTAACTGATTCAGAGATGCAACAAATACTCGAGCAGATTAACAACTTAAGAACACCTGTTAAATTGAATGGTTTTATTAATGGTAAAACAGTTTCGATAAAAAGAGATAATCCAAATGATCCTCTTCATTTAGGTAAAGAAATCAGTTTAAAGATATATGACCGTATGGAGATTGCTGCTGGACAAAGTAGATATCAAATCGTTAGTCAGCCTAAATTTAAAACTCCAGGCATCTTAAATGATCGAAGAGGAGATTTACTACTTTTAATTAATGGAATGCCAGTTATTCATATTGAATTAAAGAAGACTGGAGTTCCTGTTATTCAAGCTGCGAATCAAATCGAAAAATACTCTAGAGAAAGTGTATTCAAAGGACTCTATTCATTGGTTCAGATATTTGTCGCAATGAATCCAGAAGAAACCCTTTATTTTGCTAATCCAGGAGAAGATAATTATTTCAACTCAAATTACTATTTCCACTGGGCAGACTTTAATAACGAACCTATCAATGATTGGAAACAAGTCGCTTCTTCATTATTATCAATACCTATGGCCCATCAGCTAATAGGTTTTTATACAGTTGCTGATAATACTGATGGCTTATTAAAAGTATTGAGAAGTTATCAATACTACGCTGCTCATGCTATTTCAGATAAGGTCGCTAAAACAGACTGGAGTGCTAAGAATAATCTTGGTGGTTATGTCTGGCATACGACAGGCTCTGGAAAAACAATGACAAGTTTTAAATCAGCTCAACTGATAGCAACATCAAAAGACGCTGATAAAGTGATATTCCTTGTTGATAGAATTGAACTTGGAACACAATCATTACGAGAATATCGTAATTTTGCAAGTGATAGTGAAGAGGTTCAGGCTACTGAGGATACAAAAACATTAGTTGCAAAACTGAAAAGCACAAACCCAAAAGATACATTAATTGTTACTTCTATCCAAAAGATGAGTAATATTAGTGATGACTCTGACGGATTAAAGACAAAAGATGTTGAGTTGATGAAATCAAAGAGAACGGTCATCATCGTTGATGAAGCACATCGCTCTACTTTTGGTGATATGTTATATACCATTAAAACAACATTCTCACAAGCTATCTTCTTTGGTTTTACAGGAACACCTATACATGATGAAAATGAACACAAAGAAAGTACTACTGCGGATGTTTTTGGTGATGAGCTACATCGATATAGTATTGCTGATGGAATACGGGATAAAAATGTATTAGGTTTTGATCCTTGTAAAGTCTTAACATATAAAGATAGAGACTTAAGAAAAGTCATTGCCCTTGAAAAAGCCAAAGCATCTACTGAAGCAGAAGCATTGGCAGATGAAACAAAAAGTAGAAAATACTACGAGTACATGAACACAGTTCCTATGGCAGGCTATTATGATGATAGTGGTCGTCATATTTTAGGAATTGAAGATTATATACCTATGTCGCAATATGATAGAGATGATCATAGACATATCGTCGCAAATGATATTGTAGAAAACTGGTTGACGTTAAGTCATAATAAGAAATTTCATGCCATTTTAGCAACTAGCAGTATTACTGAAGCGATCGAGTACTATCGATATTTTAAACAAATTGAACCTAATTTACGCGTAACTGGTTTATTTGATCCGAACATTGATAATGTTGGGAATGGTGAATTTAAAGAAGAAGGGTTAGTTGAGATATTAGAAGATTACAATGCGAAATACAACCAATCTTTCACAATGGGGACCTGGGGGAAATATAAGAAAGATGTTGCTTCAAGGTTAGCCCATAAAACACCTTATAAAAGCATAGACAGATATCCTGAGAATGAACTAGACTTACTTATTGTTGTGAATCAAATGTTAACTGGATTTGATTCTAAATGGGTAAATACACTTTACGTAGATAAGGTTTTACAGTATGAACATATCATTCAAGCATTTTCTAGAACAAATAGATTATTTGGTCCTGATAAGCCCTTTGGTACAGTGAAGTATTATCGAAAGTCACATACGATGGAAAAGAATATAGAAAAAGCGATAAAACTTTATTCGGGAGACAAACCGCTAGGCTTATTTGTACCTAAGATAAAAGATAATATTACTCGCATGAATGCTGTGTTCATTGAGATAAAGAACTTATTTGATAATCACGGTGTGAGTGATTTTGTCAAACTCCCAGATGATGTTTCTGCCAAAGCAAAATTCTCTAAATTATTCAGACAATTAAATGATTGTTTAGAGTCAGTAAAAATTCAAGGATTCAAATGGGATGATGTAGATGAAGCAACGCATCTACTTAACAACGAAATTGAAGTGGTTTGCACAGAAAATGAGTTCTTAACATTAGCACTTCGCTATAAAGAACTTTCATCTAATGGCACATCATCTTCAAGTGACTTACCATATGAGATTGAAGGCTACTTAACAGAAATTAATACAGGATTAATTGATACTAACTATATGAACTCAAACTTTGTGAAATATCTTCGAGCGTTAGATAGTGGAAGTGAAGAAGAAAAAAGAAAAACACTCGATGAACTGCACAGTTCCTTTGCTACTTTATCTCAAGAAGAACAGAAGTATGCCGTACTATTTTTGCATGATATCGAACGTGGAGATGTGAAAGTTGAAGAAGGTAAATCCTTAAGAGAATATATAACAGAGTATCAAGTACAAGCTAAAAATGATCAGATTTCAAAATGTGCATCAATATTTGGATTAGACGAATCAAAACTAAGAACTTTCATGAATATGAATATTACAAACAAAAACATAAACGAATATGCTCGGTTTGATGACTTGAAAAGAACAATCGATTTTTCTAAGGCGAGAAAATACTTTGAAGATTTAGAAGAAGCCAGATTATCGCTACCTAAGGTTCACATGATGATTGACTCATTATTAAGAAAATTCATCATTGAAGGTGGATTCACTATAAAGTGATCTAATTTAGCTGATAATAAGTAACAGCCAAAAGGAGAGATGAATATGATAAAAGCAAAAACTATTGAGATTTATTTGCCAACTGGTGATGCAACTAAAGTTAGTCAAGCAAGGATAACCACGGAGGCAATAAGAATTATATATGTGGCAAAATCAGAGGTTGAAAATCGTAAAAGTGACTTAGATAAAATTGGCTGTTATATTTTAACCGGACTAGATAGTTCGGGTGAGAAAATGGTTTACATTGGAGAGTCTGAGAACGTCTATACAAGATTACAAGAACATAAAAAGAAAAAAGATTTTTGGGATGGAGTTTTTGCAATTCAAAATCTCAGTGGTACATTTGATAAAGCTCATCTAACATTTCTTGACCAACAAATGATTCAGACTGCTGTTGAAACTGATAGATTCAAAGTTGAAAATGGTAATGGTGGAAAGTTTACATCTATTCCTGAATCCAAAGCAAATGAGTGTTTAGTATATTTTGATACTATCAAGACATTAATAAAAGCTTTAGGTTTCTATGTTTTTGTTCCTGAGGTAGAAAAAGAACAGTTAACTCATGAAACACGTTTTTACTTTAAAAGCAAAGATTCTTTGTGGGATGCAGAAGGGGTATATGTGGATGAAAAATTTATAGTTCTTAAAGGCTCAATCGCAAGATCAGAACCCACTAGGCACAAAAGAGACTCAAATGAACTAAAATTTAGAGATAAACTAATAGATGATGGAGTTATTGAAGATATCAATGGGTCACTTGTGTTTGTAAAAGATTATGGATTTAGCTCACCAAGTAGAGCTGCAGATATTGTTTCATTGGGAAGCAATAGTGGCTGGCTAGTATGGAAGACAAAAGACGGAAAAACTCTTGAAGAAGTCTATCCAAGGAATTTAGCTGATGTTTGATAAACTAGTAAGTTATCCTCTCCAAAAAGGTATTGGTCTATATATTATCCTCGTCATCGGAAATGAAACTACTCAGATTATAAACAAATCAATTGATACATCATTAGAACAAATAGATGGTATGACAGCAGTTCTATTAGAAGTAATAAGATTTCTAATTAATTTTGAAGGTGCAGCAGTATTAGCCGTGGTTGGATTTATTACTTGGTATGTCTATCAAGTGAAAAGTTGAGAAAACACATTGTTTTTAGTAGCAATATGGAAGGGGAAAGTAAATGTCATCTCTGAAGAAAAACCAGCATTATATACCACAATTTTACTTAAAAAATTTTCAAAAACCTAAATTGTATGTTCTATTTCAAAACAAAATTGAAGTTAGAAATCCTAAATCAATTGCTAAAGAGAAGTATTTTTATAGACTTACAGAACTTAAAGAAAATGAAGTTAAGTTTTTAAGAGGATTCATAGATACGATGGATAAGAACTATAAAAAGATGGCTAGCACCTGGATAAATCTTTATGAGTATTTATTTAGAATGATGTCATTGATTAATTCTAGTGATGATTCTGATGAGACTCAAAAAATGTTCAAAGAGATGTTGATAAACACTGATGAAAACTTATATTCCAATATTGAAGATTCTAATGTGAATTTTATTTCTACAATTATTAAGAAGGAAGCAATTGAACTTACAGATGATGAAAAATCATTGTTTTGCTTCTATATTTCAGTCCAATATTTTAGGACAAAAAGAATTAAGGAAGCAACGTTAAGAGCTTTAGGTAATGCGAGAAATGAAAGAATACATCTATATGATGATGAAACAAAGGGATTTTACAATTCACTAGATTTCGAGTCAATTTGGATGGTTTTGATTAAGATTTTGGCTTCAAACATGGGGTTTGGTATAAGTAAGTTGAAAAAATTCGATCTATTAATAAACAATAACACTTTACCATTTATTACGTGTGATCAACCTTGTATAAATCTTGTCGCTGATGGTAATTATGATAAAAGCGCTATTGTTGATGATTTTGTTTTATATTATCCTTTGTCACCTAAGATAGCTCTTATAATGTCCGAAGATTATTCCTTGTATGTAAAGAATTCAAAAAAAATAACAAGAGAAGAAGTTACTAAATTAAATAATATGATTTTCAATCACTCATTAGAGCAAGTTTATTCAAATGACCTTGAAACATTAAAGAAGTATATTCAACAATAGGAATAATACTTGTGAACGCTACTCAAAACCAATAAAGAAATATCTCGATATATGACAACCATTAAATTGCTATACAGTTTTTATACTAAAACCGCATGAACTAGCACTTTGAGCGCATAGACAAAAATTGACAATTATGATAGTCTTTTTATATCGTGGAGTACTGGCTAAAAACACAGCCTAGAAGAACAGGGAGTCCAATTTGGATTTCCTTTTTCTTTTGCAGAAAGAATTGTAGTACTCAACTGGTAAGTAATTACAGTATTTCGGTATATTGACTGTACAGTTGGGTGATAAATATGAGAGGAAAAACGCTAGATTACTACGAAAAGTGGAAACGAGACGGCTTACTAGATAAGAAGTTAAAAGACATTCATAATTGGATAAATGATGGTGTTACACAAAAAGAAGTCGCGAAATTGCTCGGTATGTCTGAGAAAACAATGTATAAGTTAAAGAACAGATATCCGAAGATGAACCAGGCATTTGTATTTGCTAATGACGATCTAAAATATCTTTTATTAGATACGATGATTAAAAAGGCTACTGGTTATGAGTATGAAGAGTCCCAAACAACCATCGAGGAAACAAAAAGTGGTACGAAAAAGCGTATTGTAAAACATAAAAAGAAAGCACAACCAGATATGAAAGCAATTAGATATTTATTGATCATTAAATTTGGTCGTGATTTCAATGAGAAAAAAGAAGAGATTGAAGCCTTATATGAACGTATAAGAAACAAAGAGGAGAACTGGTCGAATGCAAGTAGTGATGAAGAAGGTAAATAACCTTATAGAATATGATAATAATCCAAGGCATAATGAAGAAGCTATAGAAGCAGTGGCTAACTCCATAAAAGAGTTTGGATTTAAAGTGCCAATTGTGTTGACAAGCGATAACGTAATTATTGCCGGACACACGCGCTTAAAAGCCTCTGTGTCGCTTGGTTTAAAAGAAGTACCATGTATTATCGCAGATGACTTAAATGAGGATCAAATCAAAGCATTCAGGCTTGCGGATAACAAGACATCAGAGTTTGCCACATGGGATTTATCAAAATTAGAAGATGAACTTGCAAACATCGATATGGATATGCTTCAGTTCGGATTTGAAGAACTAGAAGAGTTGCTACCGGATAATGCTACAGATGACGACTTTGACATTACAGATGAAATACCAGAAGAGCCCTTCTCACAACCAGGTGACATTTATGAGCTTGGACCACATCGGGTGATGTGTGGTGATTCCACAAGTCAGGGTGATGTTGATAAACTACTAGATGGGTATCTAGTTGATATGGTTTTTACGGATCCACCATATAATGTGGACTACGAAGGAACTGCAGGTAAGATTAAGAACGATAAGATGGAAGATGATACCTTCTATCTTTTTTTATATGATGCGTTTCAAAATATGTTTAATCATACAAAACCTGGTGGTGCTATTTATGTATGCCACGCAGACACCGAAGGACTTAACTTTAGAAATGCATTCAAGAACGCTGGATATAAACTCGCTGAATGTTTGATCTGGGTTAAGAATGCATTAGTACTTGGAAGACAGGATTATCACTGGCGACATGAACCAATTCTATATGGATGGAAAGAAGGAGCAGCTCATTACTTTGTAGATGATCGTACTCAAGACACCATCTGGGAATATAACAAACCAAAACGAAATGAAGAACATCCGACAATGAAACCATTAGAACTTGTAGGGAAAGCAATCAGTAATTCATCTAGAAGACACGAGTCGATTCTAGACTTGTTTGGCGGTTCTGGTTCTACAATGATTGCATCAGACCAACTTGATCGTAAATCCTATCTGATGGAACTTGATGAGAAGTTTGTCGATGTTATAGTGAAACGATACATCAAACATAAAGAATCATCTGATAATTGTTATTTAATCAGAAATGGAAAAAGGTCTTTAATTAGCCATTTTGATTATTTTTTGCAATAAGTCTCTATAGTGAAAAAATAACTTGCTATTTCGTCTCATTTGAGTGATATATGTAGTAACAAAAAGAAAAGGAGACGATTTATATGTTTAAAGAATTTAATGCACATCCTAAAGGAATCAAAACATCAGATTGCGTTGTTAGAGCAATCGCCACAGCAACAAACACAGATTACTTAGAGTGCCGTAGAGAATTAAATCGAAAGAAAAGAGAACTAGGATATTCCAGTTACAAGGACACCAAATTCTTATACGATTATTTTAAAGATTATCCTAGACTTATATTTAAAGCGGTGAAAGGTGAGCCAAGAATCAAAGGTAGTGATTTTACAAAACTACACCCAAAAGGAACTTATATTCTTAAAATGGCAGGGCACATTGTCGCTTGCGTTGATGGAGTAATTCTTGATACTTGGGATTGTACGTATCGCTCGGTATATACAGCATGGGAGATTACTAAATGAAAGCCAACTTTATAAGAAAAGCAACAAACTACGAATTAATACCACAAGATGAGTTTATCATTGAAAAAGAGATTCTACTGGAACCAAGAGAGTTCAATCGGTTCATTGATGAACCACTGAGTGATTATGAGTTCATTAAAAATAATATTGATTTAATGTATTGTGACAACTTAGATGTTTTTCACTGCTTGTTTGTAACGAGTAATGAACATGACTTTGGAATTCTAGTAGAAAGTGAAGGATACCAATATGCAAGATACACAGCATACTTACCAAAATCAGAACTTAGGAGCGAGTAAGCTCCTTTTTTGCTCGTTTATAAAGGAGATGACATTTTATGCAAGTAATAACAAGCGAATCAGTATTTAGTGGACATCCTGACAAAGTCTGTGACCAAATCAGTGACGCTATACTAGATGCGATTTTAGAACAAGATAAAAATGCAAGAGTAGCAGTTGAGACAGCAATTAAAGATGATTTAGTATTTGTCTTTGGAGAAGTAACAACAACTGCGATATTAGATTATGCAGATATCGCAAAAAAGAAACTGTTAGAAATTGGGTATAATAATTTATTTACAGTAATTGAGAAGATTAGTACTCAATCCGCTGATATTGCTCTTGGCGTTAATTCAAATGAAACACACGAACAAGGTGCTGGTGATCAAGGAATCATGTTTGGTTATGCTTGCAATGAAACTCAAGAATTCATGCCATTACCAATTATGTTAGCAAATCAAATCTCTAAAGAGATGGATACTATTCGTAAAGATAAGTATCCTCATATTTTTGGACCTGATGGTAAATGTCAAGTATCTGTTGGTTATGAGAATGGTAGACCGAAGAAAGTACAAACTATTATAGTTTCAGCTCAAACGCAACCAGGTGTTTTCTTGGAGCAAGCAGAAGACATTATCATTAACGAGGTCCTTACGAAGATGTTTGATTTTGATTCGATTGTCGAGGCAGAAGTTCTTATCAATCCAACTGGAGAGTTTGTTATTGGTGGTCCTTATGCTGACTCAGGTTTAACTGGTAGAAAGATTATTGTTGATACATATGGTGGTTACGCTAGACACGGCGGAGGTGCCTTTTCAGGTAAAGACGTAAGCAAGGTTGATCGTAGTGCGGCTTATTATGCTAGATATGTAGCGAAAACCGTTATAGGGGCAGGTTTGGCCACACACTGCGAGGTTCACTTGAGTTACGCTATTGGAGTAGCGAAACCAGTGAGTGTGTTAGTAAATACATTTGATACTGGAGTTACATCTGATGAAGAGATTCAAGCGTTAGTTAATTATATATTTAACTTCAAACCTGAAAGCATAAGAAAAGAACTCAACCTTGATAAAGTTAAGTTCCAGGAGTTAGCAAAGTATGGTCATTTTGGACGTGAAGATTTAGATGTTCGTTGGGAACACGTAGACGACAAGATCACTGAATTGAGAAATCTTTATGCGAAAACCTAAAGAAATACATCGGTTTTATAAGTCTGTTCCATGGCAAGTAGCAAGAGAAATCAAGATACGAGAAGCCAGGGGAAAGTGTGAACGGTGTGGTGCTTTAGGTGAAGAAGTACATCATAAGAAGCTATTAACTGTCCATAACGTAATGGATCCGAATATCAGTTTGAATCAAGAGAACTTGGAGTTGTTGTGTAAGAAGTGTCACAATGCAGAACATAAGCGTTTCTCAAAGTCACAGCAATTTGATGAAGATGGTAATTTGATAATGAGTTAAACATCCATTCGTGTTATAATTTTAAGCGAAAGGTGATGATAAAAATGAGTTCTAAACTAACTAAAGACATATTGGAATGGATTGACGAACAAAAACTGCGTCTCAGTGAAGTATATGATGGGTTGTCTAAGTTGATTGTGATTAAAGAAGAAGTAGGTTTACAAAAATTAGAAGAAGTAACTTTCCCGAATGATCCAGATTATTATCTGATAGATATACTTAGAAATGTACATAAGGATTGTATGGATTCAGTAATTTTAGGAATATGCAGTTTGTATGATACAAATAGTAAAGCTACGAGTCTAAAATCTATACTAAATCATGTTATCAATGATGGTAAGAGACTGGGACTTAAACAATATAAAAATAGAGCAAGTGAATTATTGAATGAGATTAACACCATTACAACCAAACCAACAATGAACAAAACCTATGAGTCTATGAAAGACGCAAGAGACACTAGTATTGCTCATTCTGATAAGAGCGCAATTGCAAATGCATTCACATTTAATATTATGGATTTGTTTGATTTCTCAAAAACAACTTGGGAAAGGGCGCAAGAAATATACACTTGGTTTGGTGTAAATGATAAGTTTCTTTATGCACCTGAAGAGCATGGAATACCCAATAGTCTAAGCGTAATTATTGATTGCTATAGAAACGGAAACCCTCCCCCACATCCACACGCTGACAAGATTTAGGGTACCGCGTATGGGGGCAACCAATAAACACGAGACAATATTTTTGAAAATCAGAAAAGGGGTGGTTTAAATGAAAATCTCAATTAAAGCAATAAATGATTTGTTGGTTTATCTAAGACTAGTCGAAAAGACAAATCAAAAATTATTACAAATGTATGGGGTAGGTGCTTTAGAAAATGATGCCTTCTCTAAATATTATTACAATGCTGATGAGTTTTCTGACTCGTTCTTTAGAGTCACTGGATTTGAGTTTGATAGACAGAAAAACAAGATTATCACAACACATATAAATGGGATATTATCTATTACAGATATTAGAATGATTTATAGTATAAAACATCTTTTTGAAGACATACTTAATAAGAATTATGAATTAATTGAAACACTTAAAAAGTACAGAAACAAAGCACAGCATAACCCTCATCAAATAGGGTTTCAATCGATTGGGAATACAAATAATGAGTTTGATGTAGCTTTTGATTATAAGGGTAAAAGATATCGACTTAAGAGTGAAAATTTACGAGATATGGTTATTGCATTAAATTTAGCTATAATTAGATTGTTAGATGAATTATGGATTAATATAGATCTTAATACTAAGACGCTAATTAATTCTAAGTCAAAAGTCGAATCTATGTTAATGTCAAAAAAATATAAGAAATTTAACGAGTTACTACTCGATAACGATAAGAAGTACCTGATAGATTTGATGGAGGGCTAAAGTGGAAAATAAAAAAGGACAACACCATGTTTGGAGACACTATATATCTTCCTGGGCTATTTCAAACAAAGTATGGACTTTAGTCAAATCCAAGCTTTTATCACCTCAATCAACTGAAGCTGTTGGTAAAAAAAGATATATGTATAAAGTTGTACCACCAACACTTAAGGAATACAATCTAGCTAAGAAATTTTATCAGATAGAAAAGATGAGTCCAGAAAGAAAAAGATTAGCGGAAGGGTGGATAAAACCTTTCGAGTTGCTTTATTATGCTAATGAGCTTAAAGAAAAAGGATATGTTAAATCCGAAGAAGACATTGAAGAAATTAATTACCAACTTACAAATATGGAAGAGGATTTACATGGTTCGTTTGAAAAAGATGCTTTAATATATTTTAATAGTTTTAGAAAAGGTGATTATAGCATTTTAGAAAATGATGATATCAGAGTAGGATTTTGTTTCTTTGTAGCTTTGCAGTATTTTCGCACTTTAAGAAATAAAAATGCAATGCTGAAAGTTATAACACATGAAGAAATTAAAAAAGCACTTGAGAAGACTTGGAACTGGGGTAAATTTATTCTTACTAATAATATTGGATATCATCTTTATAAAGGCAGCATTACCATATACACAAATACAACAAACTTACCATTTATTACTTCTGATCAACCTGTAATTAATCTTGATGCAACGTATATGATTGATGGAACACCTCCAGAAACAATGAAGTTGTATTATCCTATTTCGCCAAAGGAAGCTTTAGTATTTGAAGATGGAGATAAAGGGGTTTATCAAAAGTCATTAGATAGTTGTTACCTGATTGAGAAATATAACGATTTGATGCATGACTGGTCTGAGAATCATACATTTGCTAATCATGAAATAATGTTGAAGAAGTATGTAGAGAAGTGATAATAAATGATAAGTGAAGAATACGAGCGATTAAAATCGCTTTTTTCTTTGGTTGATGAATCAAAGACTGAGTTAGTAGATAACCTAATATATCAAGCTGCATTTATGAAAGTGGAACTTGATAAGTTACAGGTACAAATACGAAAATACGGTGCCATTCAAATATCAAATAAAGGTGCGCAAAGACAAACAGAAGCAGCTAAATATTATACTAAACTTGTGAACTCATATGGAACAGTTATTAAAACACTAAACAGTATTCTTGGTACCCAAGTTGATGATGGAGATGATGCATTTGATGAATTTCTTAAACGAGCTCAAGAATGAACTATTTAGTTGAATATTACAATGAAATCAAAAATGGGAACATTATTGTTGGAGAGGAACTCAAAACAGAACTTGAAAGTTTAATTCAAGACTTAGAAAATCCTAGATATCATTTTGATGAAAAACCGGGGAATCTGAGAATTGATTTTATTGAAACATTCTGTAAACATACAAAGTCTCCCTTTAATGGTATGCCATTTAAACTTGAACTTTGGGAGAAAGCATTACTACAAACAGCATATGGTTTCAAAATGGCAGATTCAGGACTCCGAAGGTTTAATGAAGTTATACTACTGATAGCTCGTAAAAACGGAAAGACGACATTTGTTGCTGGTATTGATTTAGCTGAGTTCTTTCTATCAAGAGGTGGTGTTGATATCGTATGTGCTTCAAATACTACAGAGCAAGCAAATATCCTCTTTGAAGAAATCAATAACATGCGAGAACAATCTCCTGCTTTATCCAAAGAGACAAGAAGCAAAAAGAACATTTATCATATCTACTCTCCAAAGACAAAAAACAAGATCAAGAAACTATCTGCTCAATCAAGAAATAAAGATGGATACAATATTGAAGTTGGTTGTATTGATGAGGTCCATGAAATGACGGATTCCAAAGTCTATGATGCGATTAAACAATCACAGTCAACAAAAAAAGAACCGCTAATATTTATCATAACTACTGAAGGGACAACCGTTGGTGGTTTTTTAGATAATAAGTTAGACTATGCGCGTAAGATGTTAAAAGGCGAAATAGACGATGAAAGAGTACTGCCCTGGTTATATACACAAGACAGTACAAAAGAAATATATGATGATCCCAAAACCTGGCAGAAATCCAATCCCAGTATTGGTGTTGTCAAACTTAATAACTACTTAGAAGATGTTATGAACAAGTCGAAACATGACCTATCCACAAGAGTGACGATGCTTTGTAAGGACTTTAATATCAAACAAGCAGACTCAGGTTCTTGGTTATCGTTTGATGATTTAAACAACGAAGAGACATATACTATTGATGAATTAAGAGATTCTTATGCAATTGGTGGAGTTGATTTGTCATCTACAACAGACTTAACAGCAGCAGTACTTGTCATTCAAAAACGAGATGGTAACAAAAAGTACGTTATACCACATTTCTTTATGCCAAGTGAAGTCGTAGAAAAAAGAATCAAAGAAGATAATGTTCCCTATGATATCTGGGTTAAGAAAGGGTTCGTTACATTAACTGAAGGAAATCAAAACGATTTTAGTCTAGTCACACAATGGTTTATGAAGATGATTCAAACCTATGGAATCAGACCACTCTGGGTTGGATACGATCCTTGGAACTCACAGTACTGGATAAAAGAGATGGAAGATCTAGGGTTTAACATGGAAAAGATACGGCAAGGAATATATACCTTATCTGAGCCAATGAAAATCATGGAAGCAGATCTTAAAAATAAAATCGTAAATTATAACAATAACCCGATAATGAAGTGGTGTTTAGCAAATACACAAGCCAAAGTTGACTTAAATGGAAACATACAGCCTTCAAAATTGAACTCGAAATACAAGCGAATTGATGGAACTGTCGCACTGATCATTGCTTATGTAGTTCTAAATAGATATAAGAATGATTACGAGAATATGATATAACAGTTTCAGATATGTTTTTTGATTTCAAGTCGATATGATCTATAAATAAACGGATAATAAATTGACATTAATTTAAGTATGTGAAACAATATTAATAGGAGGTGTTTGAATATTGGCTAGAAAAATAAGATCCGATGCTAGAGTAGGTAATGTTGAAAAAAAATATGGCCTGCCTAAAGGGACAATTAGAAACAAAGATGGTAGAGATACTCGAAGTGATAAAAAAATCGGTACAATCAGAAAAGAAAACAGTAAAAAAGGTAGATAATACATATTTACCTTTTTGTTTGGAGGATTTGAATGCCACTATTTAAACGAAAGAAAAAAACTGGATCATTTGATGCACTCCAGTTAATCAGTAACCTAAATAAATTTTATACACCATTTGGATCTAACATTTCAAAGAGTGATGTTGTAAAGATTTGTATTGATCGAGTGGCTAGCCAGTGTGCAAAGCTGAAACCAAGGTATATTAAAAACGAAAACGATAAGACAGTAACTGAGAAATCAGGGAAGCTGTCTTTTCTTTTGAAATATAAACCAAATGAAATAATGACACCATTTGACTTTATCTACAAGACGATAACCTTGCTGCTATTAAATGATAACGCGTTTATCTATCCGAAGTTTGATAAAACGACAGGTGAACTGAAAGGCATTTATCCAATCAAACCACTTACAGTTGAAATGATTGTGGATTCCTCTGATACTTATTATATTAAGTTTCTCTTTGATAATGGTAAATCACATACCTTGCCATATGATAATATTATCCATTTAAGAAAGCGTTATGGACAAAATGATATCTTTGGTGGCACTGGATCAACTGGTGATCATGAAGCAGTTTTAAAAACCATATCAATCAATGATAGTTTACTCCAGGGAATTGATAATGCCGTGAAATCATCCATGCAGATTAAAGGAATCTTGAAGATGAATGGGATGCTTTCAGAAGCAGACAAGAAGAAACAACGAGAGTTATTCGATGCTGCATTATCTGAGTCAGTAGAAAACAAGGGTAGCTCGATCATCCCCATTGATTTAAAATCAGAGTATTTACCTTTAGAAGTAGATCCAAAACTCATTGATAAAGATACACTTGAATTTTTACAATCAAAAATACTAGATTATTTTGGTGTATCTGTCCCAATCTTTACAAGCAAATATACAGAAGATGAATACAACTCATTTTATGAGTCAACAATAGAGCCTCTTGCTATTCAATTAAGCGAGGCTTTTTCTATAGGGCTACTGACAGATAATCAATTAGAACGTGGTGAGGAAATTGTTTTTTATAGTGAGCGTCTACAATATGCGTCTTGGAATACAAAAGTCACTGCAATTGAAAAACTCATGAGTTTAGGAATTATGAGTTTAAATGAATCAAGAGCGCTTTTAGGATTAGAACCAATTGAGGATGGCCATAAACGATTACAATCATTAAACTTTGTCGATGCTGACAAAGCAAACTTATATCAAGTAGGAACCAAGGAGGAAAAACCTGATGAAAATAACGATTAATGGAAAGATATCAGAAGAAGCATTGAGGTCAATCTTAGAAACCCAAAAGAAAAAAGTCAGTGTGATTGATGAATATTGTAAAAAGGAAAAACTAGATTCACTTGAATACAAAGATTCAGAACTGGAATATGCATATTCAAAAGAACCAAAGAAACCAAAAACGCCGGCAAAGAAAGTAGAGGTAAGGAAGAATGCTAAAGGAAACTAGACTAGCAGACGTCAC